GGGCGGGTGGTGGCCGCATTTGTGTCAATGGTGTTTTGCAGCCGCTGAGTGGCCAGCAGCGCGGCATAGGCGGCCATTTGGGTGCAGCAACTGTGCTTCTCTGCAACAGCGACAAACGCTGTAATCAGGGCTTCAATCAGCAGCGTGTGACTTGCGCCTTCAGCGGCGCTCAGCAGCTTGCCCGCCAGACGTTCGATGTGCGCTTTGCGCTCTTGGATTGCTTCGTTGTCCATGACTGACTCAGCAATGGGTGCCGACGCTGGGCGCGGCTTGAAAATCTTGAGCGCCGGTGCGGTTTATCGGCCACGGTTTGGGCTGATAAATCGAGCTGGTCAGCACTTCGCAATCGCGCGCCTTGGTGCGTTCACCGGCAGCGGTAGGGGGTTTGGCGCGCTTTGCAGCGCTGGCTGGCTCGGGCTTGCCTTTGATGAGCTGAGCTCCTGGACCCAGAATAAATTTAGATTCTTTGCCGGAGCCCAGGCGGGTCAACTGCGCAGTGGCGCGCAGATTGGCCAGTGTCATGCTCATGCGCCTGGCTACAGGAATGTGATGCGGATCTGGTTCAGCGTTGGAAAACACAGTCTCAAGCTCGGTGCGCGTGGCATCCATTGGCCACAGCCGCGCCAGGTATTCCAAAATTGCGGTGCTGCCCGCGCTACGCGATGCATGAGGGACGATGAGGGGTGCAGTGTTTTGGCTCACAGCAGGCCTCCAGTCAGCAAGCGCGCAAGGGCGGCAATCACGCCGAGCACCAGCAGCCAGACAGCGCGGGCGACGTTGATGCGAGTCGTTTTGGACCAGCGGCGCGGCTGGTGTTCAATCGCGCCGGGGGCAAAGGGGTAATAAGGCGCCCGGCAATATGGGCAGCGGCGCAGCGCAAGGCATGCGCCTTGGGCGTGGCAGGTTTTGAGTTTCATGCGAGCCTCCGGGCGCTGATGCGTTGGGCATTAAAAAAGGTAACCAGCATGCAGTCGATGGCATCCCAGTCACTGAAGAACTGGCCACGGCAGCGGCCCTGTGAGCCGTCAGGCATCACGATGGTGATCAGGTAGGTTTTCATTAATAAACCACCTCGATCCATTCGCCTGGCTGGAGATGCGGCAGAACTTGCAATACGAGAAAGTCGGCCTCATTCGGAAGGCAATGCATCCCCTTTGCGTAGCGGGTGTGGTCGAGCAGCTTGTAGAAGATGCGTGGCTCACCGCCGGTTTCGCAGGCGCTGTAGTCTGTATAGGACAGCATCCGCACGATGCGGCCCTCATGCCGAAACCAGCTGCGGATGCATTTGCGAAAGTGCGTCGCAGGGCGGCGCCGGGTAAGAGTAGAGCGAATCACGTCAAGTCCTTTCGATTGCTGCAGGTTTTGCAGGCACGGCCCAGCGCGGCCCGCAGTGGGTTGGTGAAGGCCACGGGCATAGCCTGGTTGTCGAGGCAGTTGCGTTTGCCCAAGGTGCCCATGACTGGGCACATCACGATGGCGTGCATGTACTGGCCCCGGATGCGCTGGGCCATCTGCTCGACGTTTCCGGGGTATTTGTCGTTGAGCAGCGTGCTCACCACCGCAGTGCTCACGCCCAACTGATCGGCCACCTTGGTCTGGGAGCCGAAGCGGGTAACGGCTTCATGCAAGGCAGTTTTGACATCGGCAGGCAGCACGCCGCACACCTTGCAGGGCTTATTCGAGCGCATCGCAGACCTCCTGCGCAGTTTCCAGAGTGGCAAGTTGTCCCGTGTTGCGGTCAAACACGACTTTCATGCGGGTGATGGCTGGCGCGTGCATACCGGTGTTTTTTCCGAGCCGGTGCTTTGCGGGGATTCCCGGTTTGGAAGGTCGAACCATGATGAGGTAGCCCGCCCGCGCCAGGTGCGCAACGTAGCTCTTCGCCGTCTGCGGCTTGACGACAATGCTGCCCATCGTGGCGGCCCTGGCGATGTCGTTGTGGTCGAACGTGCCCAGCACTTTCATTGCGCGCCACATGGACTCTGTGCCTGAGCCTTGGGTGACTTTCTCGCCCTTTGCGCTGATCCTCGGTGCAATGCCTTGGGCTTTGACCAGCGTGAATTGCAGCGCAGTCTGCAAAACCTCACGGGTTCCGGTCCCTTGCACACGCTGGATAAATCCGCCTTTTTCCAGGTCATCGGTGTAGTCATCGACCTGCGTCCAGTTGACCATTGGGCTGCAGTGGTCCTGAATGGTGTCGCGGTCAAATTGCGCACCACCAGCGCCCACCACCAAAATGGCATTCCAGACACGCTCACGCGGAGTTTTAAGACCGCGTAACTCGACGTTTATCGGCTTGCGGCTCATCGTGCCCCCTTGGCAACGCGAAGGTTGCCGAGCATGGCCAAGGTGGGTGCGCTGGTGCCAGCGCGCTTGCACTCTTCGCGCAGCGCCTTCAGCTCGTTGTAAACGCGGCGTGCCACACCAGACGTCTTGACAACCAGCGCATCAATCACGTCTTGCGTAAAGCTCAAGTCACCCGCGTGATGCGCGGCCAGCTTTTTAACGTCGTGGGCGTCGCAGGGCTGGGCCTCTTTCCAGACCAGCACGCGGTCGTGAAAACGCTCGTGGCGCGACATCAGCTTGCGCTTCAAGTCCTGCTCGCCGATCAGCACGATGGGAATCGTCGTGTTGTCGTGGATGGTGCGAATGAAGTCGATGGTGCTTTTTTCGGCGATGTAATCGACCTCGTCGATCACCAGCGGGCGGTCGAGCTGCTGCAGGCGGCGCACGATGTGGTCGTACAGCGTGGCCACCGGCCACTGGGGCTTGGTGGCAATGCCCAGCTCCAAGCACAAAAGTTGTGCCAGCGTCTTGGTTGTGTCGAACATGCGGATGGCGACAAACACGGCGTTGCGGCCCTGTGGGTGCGCCAGGTACATGGCCGCCTGCGTCTTGCCGTAGCCCGGCGGGCCGAAAAGCACAGCCATGTGCGGCGCGCCGATGTCGTCCACATCGGTGATTTGGTTGATCGCTTCAATGGCAAACGCCACGTTGGTCAGCTTGGCGACCTGGTTGCCTTGGAAAAGGTCGGTTTGGTTATCGGATGGCTTTGTCATACACTTTCACTTTCTTGGCTAAAATTGCTTGTCGTTTTGGTTTGGATACCCTGAGAGCCCGCCCGCGCTGGAATCGCTGGCGGGTTTTTCTTTACCCAGTGGCCTCTTCAGCCAGCGGGTCAGAACCTTCGTGCAGCTCATGCCAGCTGCAAAACTCTTTGCTGCCCTGGTAGCTGGCGAACCAGTCCAGGTCACGCTTGCTGATGACCTCGCCGCGCTCCTTGCGCGCCTGCAGCCGCACCCAGGCGCTGTAGCGGCCAATCGGGTTGACGCTGGTCATCGAAATCACGGGAGCCGGTGCGGGCCGAGCGTCCTGCTCGTCGAACAGGGCGCGGGCGTTGGCGCGGGCGGCGTCTTGCACCGAGGTGTCAAAGCTGGCCAGCACCGAGTCGATGGCGGGCGTGGTGTGCGCCACTACACGCGGCGCGAGCCGGTGGACATTGCTGGCGCTGGCCTCGGCGGCGCGCTCCTTGTCGTTGTAGAGCGACTGCACCGCCTGCTGGGTCAGGCGCTTTTTCATGGACTTGCGCAACTGGTCCACCATCGGTTTGATCGTTGCGGTTTCGATGGCATGGGCCTTGGCGGCCAGCTCGCCCCGGTTGATGCCCAGCATCGAGTGGTCCAGCGCTTTGCAGATAAAGCTGCCGTCCATCGCAAACACATACATTGCGCCCAAGTCCAGCTCGTCCTGCCTGCAGCGCACTGTGCTACCGATGTGCGCGGCCAGCTCCGGCGCAGCAAAGCCATTGCTGCCGGGCATGGCAATGCCTTTTTTAGTCACAACACGGGTTTCTTTGCCCGCAACCCGCATGAGGAAAATGTCCAGCGCCCGCTCGTCGATCCGCACGATGTGCGTGGTGTGTAGTTCGGCCATCTCGTCCGGGCTGCAGCCCAGCTCTGAATGGGTGCGGCTGTGGTACTCGTCAAGCCAGCCGTTGATCACGTCTTGCAACTGGCGCGCTCCCATGCGCAGGTCAATCGCGCCCAGTCCGAAGCGCTGGGCAAAGCTCTTGGCCGACTCGATGGCTTTGCGCTCAGCCACGCTCTTGCCGACAAAACCCTCCAGCATCGGGAACAGGTCGTGCATCAGCGTGCCGATGAAGCGCTCGACATAGGGCTTTTGCTCTGGGCTGAACGGCGTGCAAAGCGGGTGCTCAATGCCCAGGCTTTTGAGCGCAAAGTTGAAGTCCTGCGCGGTGTAGTCCTTGCCGTTGTCGGTCTTGATCTGCTCGGGCTTGCCCCAGGCCAGCATGCACAGCCGGGTCACGGCCTTGACCGCGTTGCTGCTGCTGGTCGGCGCCACCACGACTTTGGCGCGGCGCGTGAACACGTCGATGCTGGCAATGATGGCGTGGCGCCGGATCTCGCCGGTGTCAAGGTCAACCAGGTCAAAGGCCAGATCGGCGCGCTGCATGGCGTCGCCAATCGTGCTGTCTTGCTGCCACTGCTGGTTCGGGCGCGTGATGCCGTCCATCTGTGAGCCGAAAGCCGAGCGGTATTTGTTCTTGTAGCCATCTGGATTCTTGAACATCAGCAGCGCCGGGGCGTTGCTGGCCTTGAACTCCCGAATCCAGCGTTTGAGGGTGCTGACCGGCGGCGTGCGGTCTTTGCCGAGCTGGTCGCGGATGACGCGCTCGACCTGGCGGGCGGTGGGGTCATGCATCTCGGCCAGCGCGGCCAAAAACACGTCATAAAGTTCGTCGTCGCGCTTGAGGCCGGTCTGGCCTTTGTCTTTGCGCGGCTTGCGCTCCAGCAGCGCCTCGACGCCCTGGGTGCGCCAGGCGCGATACCACTTGTCCAGCGTCTTGGCCGGGATGGTGGGATAAGCGGCCCGCGTGGCCGGGTGCGACTCGATATGGCCAGCAGCCCAGACCTGGACAAACTCCAGGATGGTGGGCCAGACGGCGGCGCCGCGCACGGCGTGGTAGGCCTCAAAGCGCTGGAACAGGTCCAGCTTGGGATTGCGGGCCGGGTCAAAGCCGCCAGCGGCCTCCAGGTTGATGCCGTACTTGGCCATCGACGTGGCGCAGGCATGTACCTGGGCGACTTCTTTGGCGCGCTGGCCAGCGGCCAAGGCATCGACGGCGGGCTTGATCGCACCGGCGGCTTGCGCGGCCAGCGCCCGCTGGGTTTCCAGTGGTAAGTCGGTGCTCAGGTATTCAAGTCCCTTGCGGCCTACGCCCTCGGTTCGTGGGCGTGCCGTCCAGTTTGCGAGCTTGGCGCGGGCCAGTACACCCTGGTGTGTTCCGGGCAGTCCTGGAAGTCCGATGAGTGATGACGCAGATAGCCAGCTCATGCCGCATTGCCTTTCTGGACAAGCCCATTTGCATCCACGCTCACCGGCGTGGCGCGCCAGTGCTTGCCATGAGTGGGCAGGCTGTCGGCCATGTCGGCAATGGCCGTGAGCTGCTGCGCCAGAGCGCGCAACTGGCCGGGGCGCATTTCGAGGCCGTTGAACGGCTCACTTTCAAGCACCACCAGCGCCTGGCCGTGGCGACAGCGGGTGAGCGTGGCTTTGAGGGGATGGAGCGTCACCTGGGCGACCTCTTTGGCGCGCTGGCCAGCGGCCAAGGCATCGACGGCGGGCTTGATAGCCCCGGCGGCTTGCGCGGCCAGCGCCTGCTGGGTTTCTGGGGGCAGGTCGGTGCTGAGGTATTCAAAGCCGCTGCGGCCAGGGCCGGAGCGGGGCCGTTTGGCCCAGCCTGCCGACTTGCTGCGCAAGATGACGCCATGAGAAGTCTTTGGCAGGCCCGGCAGGCCTGCGAGTGCGGGAGCAGAAAGCCAGCTCATACGACTGATCCTTGTGAAAAGCAGGCGCTGCGCCTGCGGGATAGACTGGAGAGGACTGCGCAAACTTGCGCCGCCCTCCCCAACAAGAAAGCGCCCATGAAACCCGAGACCCCCAGCCCGCAAGCCTTTGACCCGGAAATCGCCCACGCCATGCAGTTGTGGCTGTGGAAAGCACTGACCGAGCAGCTAATCCGGCAAAAGCTCATCCAGCCCTGGGACATGTACCAGGCGCTGAGCAACGACGCCAATAAACGGGTGTGGACCTCGGCGGCTGAAAAGGAGGGTTTCATAGACGCCATGACACTCATCCAGCAAATGGCTTGGGCAACTGATCCGCGTCCGTACCCGGAGCAGCCGCAGGCACCGTTTCCCGGATAGCCTGCAATTCGAGGCAATAACGCTCGGTGCTCCAGTCTTCGGCAATGTGGCGCGCCCGCAGGGCCACGGCGGCCCGTTCCTGCTCGGGCGTGAAAGGCGGCGGCGACGGGTACATGAAGGCGCTCGCGTAGCGGCTATTGAGCGCACTGCCGTCGCTGGGGCGCCTGGCCATCATCCAGTCCATCGCTTTGAGGGCGATCTGGACGATGGGGGCGATGCGCTTTTTGTTTTGGCGCTCAGACTTGGCGCGCAGCATGCGCTCGTTGGTGCATTGACGTTTCATGGTTGGTTTCATAGTTGATCTCCTTGGGTGGCTGTAAAACAGGGTTTTTGCGGTGCTTAAGCGGCTCAGTGCAGCTCTTGGCTGAACTGGGTTTCGTTTATCTCCACCAACCGCGCTTGCGCTTCGTGGAAATCGTCGATTTGCTGAATAAGGGCAAAGCCCTGTTGGATTTGCTGTTCTTTCTTCTCCAACTCAGCACGGTGGGCGGGAGTCGCTTCGGTGCGCAGCCATGCTTGATGCTCGGGGGTGTTTCTGGCATCTATCTCAGCTTTCAGAGCTGCAATTTGCTGACGCAACTGCGCTTCTTTTTGGGTCATCTGCCGTTTCATGCGGCCACCTTGGCGCGCACCGCCCAGCTCACCGAGGCAGTGCTGCGGCCCAGCTTCTTGGCAATGGCCGTGTTCGACATGCCATCGGCGTGCAGCTTGCGCATCGCCTCCATTTCAGCGGCGGTGATGGGCTCGCGCCGTTTGCTGGTGCGCTTGGGCTTGGCCAGGTGCAAATCTTTAAAAGCTTGCAGCTCTGAGGACAGAGAAGCCAACAGGCGGTCTTTGAGTTCCTGGGTTTGCGTCTGCGAGTGAGCCAGCTTGACTTCAAGCTCGGCAAACTTGGCTGTCAGATCAGGGGCGGGCTGGGCGAACAGGTCGGGCTGGGCTACGGCTTTGACTGCCGGTGCAGCCTTTCCGTCCAGAACGTCGAGTGCCCAAATGCGAAAGACCTTGGCCCATGTGGTGTTGCTGTGCATTGCCAGCAAGTGAGCACCACGCAAGCTGAAGATGCGAACCTCTCTCATTTGACCTGAGGGGACTAATCCCCCCCGCAGGTCGGGCAAGGTAGCCACCGCAGTCATCTTGTCGGTAAATTCGTCTGCTCGACGCCGGTAGAGCTTGAGCAAATCGCGCTGATCTGAATACCCCAAGGCTTGGGCAATTTGCCCTGCCCTGAGCCACGGCTCGCCGTCACGTTGAAGAACATGGAACTGGACATCACCAAAGGTGAGTTGGATTGGTTTGGGCGATGACATGAAATAACTCTTTCAGGCTTTGGGTTGGGAAACAGGGGTTGAGCTATCAAAAGCTGGACTGGCGGGCTCGCGCTTGAGCCCGAGCAGCACAGCGGCGCGGTGGCCTTCGCCACGGCTTGCTGCGGAGCGGCCATGAAAAATGTCCATGACTACGTGATAGGACAGGTCATGCTTTTTGCAGAAGTCCTGCACCGTTTCACCGCGCTCGGTAAAACGAGTGCGTACGGCGGCGATCTGTTCGGAAGTGAATGGCTTCATAATTTGGATGGGTTAGGTTTAGTTTGTGTGCCGGTCTAATTATGAGGCACGTTTGTGCCTCTTGTCAACAAGAATAGGAATGTTTGTGCCTAAAATTTCTGATCGCTTACGTGAAGCGCGAGAGGCGCTTGGTCTTAGCCAGCAGGCGATGGCTGAACGATGCGGAATCGTTGTGAGATCACAACGGAACTACGAATCAGGTGAAAGGTCGCCGGACGCCACCTACTTGGCTGCTTTGGCTGCAATCGGCGCGGACGTGACTTACGTCCTCACGGGCGAGCGCGTGTCAGAGTGGGAGCGCGATGTGCTGGCCCGCACGGCGGAAGTTGTCAGCAAACTGGAGCCCGCTGGCGATGGGCCAATCAGCCAAAAGATGCTGGATGCCTACAAGCTCACCCCAGCGCGGCAGAAAACCCGCAAGAACAAATACAAAGATTTGGAAGTCATGCTGGACAGGTGCAGTGACGACGATCTGGCAATGGTGATGAATCTGGCTTCGAGGCTGTCCGCAGAAAGGAACCCAGCATGACTGGAGGTGGCTACCTAGTCATTGGGCTTTATGTAGCCTTGCTTTCAGGGCTGATGGTGGGCGGCTCTCGCTCTGGATGGGCGTCCAAATATCAGCGCAGCATTGCTTGGGCGCTGGTTCCGGGAGGTGTTGCATTGGTCTTTTTTGTGGGTTTAAAGCTCGACGACAACAAGAGCGAGAACATCATGGCTGCCTCACAGCAGGCCAGCGCAAATAGCCCGGCACCGCCGCCTCCTGTAGATGCCGGCCTTGAACGGCCAACTCGGGAATTAGTTCAAGAACCCAGCTCGTTCACAGCAGGCCTGGGGATTTCTTCAGTGGTCTATGCTGAAAGATTCAATAAGCTTGCAAAGGAGCTGCATACGCGAATGCGCCTACAGCTCAAAGAGGGCAAGGTCATGAAAGAGGCAAAAGGTCTGAGTATTCGGATGAGTGTGGATGCTCTAACTTCAGTCTTTATCGCCTACGGAGCAGACAGGACAAAGCTTTCAAACGTGACTCTTTTAAGAGACCTTAGGGGCGATACAACGCAGGGGATAGACTCTATAACTTCAATGACCCTCACAACGATGGCAGCCTTTGAAAACCCCCTACAGGTAGGCGTTCCAGACTTGACAATGAAGCTGTGCGCTAGCGCCATGAAAAAAGAAGGCACTACCTTCAAGGAAAAAGTGCAGGACAAAGAAATTGCCTGCACCATGATTAGGGACGTGATCATTCTGTCGGTTTCCTAGGTTTCACCCTAAACTGTTTTAATAGCCAAGGCAGCGCGCACGCGGCAAAGTGCGTGCATGACGCCCGACATCCCGCTCAGCCCGCACTTCCAGCTCTCCGAGTTCACCAGCTCACAGGCCGCCGCCCGCGCTGGCCTGCGCAATGAGCCGCTGCCCGCGCAGCTGGACAACCTCAAGCGCCTGGCGCTGCTGCTGGAGCAGGTGCGCACGCTGCTGGGCAGCGCGCCCCTCTTCATCAGCTCGGGCTTTCGCAGCCCGGCGGTCAACAACCTGGCGGGCGGCTCTTTGCGCTCGGCCCACATGCAGGGCCTGGCCGCTGACTTCATTTGCCCCGGCTACGGCACGCCGCGCCAGGTGGCGCAGGCCATTGCCGACTCCCCCCTGCCGTTTGACCAGCTCATCTTCGAGGGCAGCTGGGTCCACCTGGCCGCCCCGGCCGCACCGGCGCGGCGCCATGTGCTGACGGCGGTGTTTTTAAGCTGCCAGCCCACGCGCTACCTCCAGGGCATCGTATGACCCGCCTTTCCACCCCCACCACTCGCCAGGCACACCGCTAAAGGATCACTCATGGACCCCATTTCAATCGCCCTCGCTTTGGGCCAGTTCGCGCCGTCCATCATGCGGTTTTTTGGCGCCGGTCAAGGCTCGCTGGATACCGCTCAAAAGGTGGTGGCCATCGCCCAAAATGTTGCTGGTGTGAAAACGCCGCAAGAAGCGCTGCAGGCGCTTCAGGCTAATGCCGAGCTGGCGCAGCAGTTCAACCTGGCAGTGCTGGGCGCTGACAAGGATCTGGAGCTGGCCTACCTGGCTGACCGGCAGGGAGCCCGCACACGCGACGTGGAATTCATCAAGGCTGGGCGCACCAACACGCGGGCTGATCTGATGGTGCTGGGTGACGTGATCGGCCTGGTTTCCTGCCTGGTCGTGCTGACGTTTTTCCGCAAGGACATTCCGGGCGAGGTGGTGGGCCTGCTGTCCACTGTCGCCAGCATTTTCGGGCTGTGCCTGCGCGATGCACACCAGTTTGAATTTGGGTCGAGCCGTGGCTCCCGTGAGAAAGACAACGTGATCGGCACGCTCGCCGCTCGCAACGAGGGAGCCAACGAATGAATATTGATTACGAAGCGGGCCGGTTCTGGCTCGGGGTGCTGAACGCGCTGGGCACGGTGGCCGTTTTTGGATACACCTGGTTTGCCACCCGCGACAAGGACAACGCGCAGCACATCAAGGCCGTCGAGGAGGCGCTGAGCCAGCGCATCGCCGCCTACAGCCTGAAGATGACCGACCTGAACACCAAGGTGGTGGGCATTGAGCAAACCCTGAAATACATGCCCAGCCAAGACGAAATCAGCGAGCTGCAGGGCGACATGAAAGCCATCAAAGCCAACCAGGAAGCCACTCAGCGCGAGTGGCACACCATCCGCCAGTCGCTGAACCGGATTGAAGATTTTTTGCTGAAGGCCAAATGACCATGACCACCGACTTTCTCGCCCACCTGACCGAAGACCGCCGCCTGTCGGTGCTGCTGGTGCTGGCGCAGACGCCCGGCTACAGCGCCAGCGTGTTTTTGCTGCGCGACGCCATCGGCCAGATTTACGGCCACAACGCCAGCATTGACCAGGTGCGTACCGACATTGCCTGGCTGGCCGAGCAGGCGCTGGTGACGGCCCGCGCCGTGGGCGAAGTGACGCTGGCTACGCTGACCACCCGTGGCGCGGACGTGGCCGCCGGGCGCGCCAGCGTTCCGGGCGTCAAAAAGCCGATGCCCTGAGCGCGTTTTATGGCCGATAAAAGCACCTTCAAGCGCACGCCCTCGCGCCCGAGCAACGTCACCAAGCTGGACCCGAAGATCAAGGAAGCAGTGGACGCGGCGGTGCGCGAGGGCCGCGCAACGATCAATGAAATCGTCCGGCTCGTCGAGGCGCTGGGCGGCGAAGCGTCGCGCTCATCGGTGGGGCGCTACGTCAAGAATGCCCGTGAGCGCCTAGAAGATTTTCGCCAAGCCACTCAAGTGGCCGCCGTGTGGGTTGACAAGCTGGGCAAAGAACCCGAGGGCGACGTGGGCCGCATGCTGCTGGAGATGCTGCGGGTGGTGGCCTGGAAGAGCATTGGAGACTTGGACACGGCCAGCCCGGAAGACCTGATGTTTTTGGGCAAGGCGATCAAGGACTTGGCCAGCGCCGACAAACTGGCGGTGGACAAGGCGATCAACCTGCGCAAGCTGATTGCTGCCGAAGCGGCCAAGGTCGCCACCGATGTGGCCAAGACCGCGAAAAAGGCCGGCTTGAGCGATGAGGCCGTCGAACTGATCCGCACCAAGATTCTGGGAATTCCCGAGGCCAAGAAGGCATGAGCGGCGCCAGCCTCATCACGCCTGAAATGCGGGCGCTGGGCGTGCAGGCCGACTACAAGTTCGAGTCGCGTGTGCCCGCCGTCTTGTTGCCCTACCAGCAGCGCTGGCTGGCCGACAAGGCGCAGGTCAAGGTCGTGGAGAAGTCGCGCCGTATCGGCCTGAGCTGGGCCGAGGCCTGCGACTCGGTGCTGTGCGCGGCGGCGAAGAGCGGGCAGGATGTTTGGTATATCGGTTATGTGAAGGATATGGCCATCGAGTTCATTCTCGACTGCGCCCAGTGGGCCGAGCACTTCAACAGCGTGGCCGAGGCCATCAAGGTGTCTGAGGAGGTCTGGCTGGAGGGCGAAGAGAAGAAATCGGTCTTTGCTTTCAGCATCAAGTTTGCCAGCGGCAACCGCATCACCGCGCTCAGCTCCAAGCCGCGCAACTTGCGCGGCAAACAGGGCCGGGTGATTCTGGACGAGGCCGCCTTCCACGAGGCTCAGGGCGAGATTCTGAAAGCGGCGATGGCCCTGTTGATCTGGGGCGGCGACCTGCGCATCATCAGCACCCACGACGGCGACGACAACCCGTTCAACCAGTTGATCAAAGACACGCGGGCCGAGCGCTTTCCGTACAGCGTCCACCGGTTCACTTTTGGCGAGGCGCTGGCCGAGGGTCTGTACGAGCGCATCTGCCTGCGCACGGGCGAAGCCTGGAGCGCCGAGGGGCAAGCCGCCTGGGAGGCCAAAATCCGGGCCAACTATGGCGATGACGCCGAGGAAGAGCTGGACTGCGTGCCCAAGCACGGCAGCGGCGCCTTCCTGACCCGTGAGCTGGTCGAGGGCCAGATGCGCCAAGGCTGGCCGGTGCTGCGCGACCAACGCGCCCCAGCTTTCACTTTTGAGCCTGAAGAGCGCCGAATCTCGACGATTCTGGGCTGGTGCGAGGACAACCTCAAGCCGCTGCTGGACGCCTTGCCCAAGCATGAAACCAGCTTCCTGGGCGGCGACTTTGCGCGCACGGGTGACCTGAGCGCCTTTTTCCCGCTGCTGCAGCGCCAGAACCTGAGCCGGTACTGCCCGTTCGTGGTGGAGCTACGCGGCATGCCGTTTCGCCAGCAACTGCAGTTGCTCTGGTACATCCTCGACCGGCTGCCGCGCTTTGTCGGTGCCGGGCTGGACGGGCGCGGCCTAGGCTCGCAAATGGCCGAAGAGACGGCCCAAAAATACGGCCCCACACGCATCCTGTGCGTCATGGCCACGCAGCCCTGGTATCTTGAGCATCTGCCGCCCTACAAAGCCGCGTTTGAAGACCGGCTCATCGAGCTGCCGATGGACGCCGACGTGCTGGCCGACCACCGGGTGCCTAGAGTCATCAAAGGCATCCCGCAGATTCCAGAGCTGCGCACCCAGGACGCGCAAAAGAAAAAGCGCCACGGCGACACCTTCATTGCCGGGTCGCTGGCCTGGTTTGCTAGCCGCACGCTGGCCGGACTCGGTGACTATGCCTATGAAGGCGCGCCACCGAGCCACAGCCGCTGGGATGCGCCCGCCAATGACCGCGACAGCGACCTCGACCGCGATCTGGGCAGCTCCCAGCGCGGTGCCTGGTAAGCCGCCCATCTAATAAGAAAGACCTGCATGGCCATCCTTGACCAATTCGGCAATCCGATTGAAAGCGCCCGCCTGGAAGAACCGCAGACGGCGCGCCTGGCGCAGCTGCGCCACGAATTCGACAACCACCCCAGCCGGGGCTTGACGCCGCCGCGCCTGGCCAACATCCTGCAAAGCGCCGAACAGGGCGACCTGACGGCCCAGCACGAGCTGTTTGCCGACATGGAGGAAAAGGACGGCCACCTGTTCAGCGAGCTGCAAAAACGCCGCATGGCAGTGCAGCAGCTCGACTGGGCCATCGTGCCGCCGAAGAACGCGACAGCGGCAGAAAAGGCCGACGCCGAGTTTGTCTGCGAGACGCTGGAGGCGATGGAGGACTTTGGCGACGTGCTGTTTGATATGACGGACGGCATTGGCCACGGCTTTGCGCCGCTGGAAATGAGCTGGGGCCGGGTGGATGGCTGGGATGTTCCGGTCAAGATCAAGCACCGGCCTCAAGGCTGGTTCAAGACAGCTTTAAACCCTGACATCAGCCGCAACGAGCTGCGCCTGCGCGACAACACCGCCGACGGCGAGCGGCTGTGGGAGTTTGGCTGGCTGATGCACCAGCACCGGGCGCGCAGCGGCTATGTGTCGCGCTCTGGCCTGTTCCGGGTGCTGACTTGGCCGTTTTTGTTCAAGAACTACGCGGTGCGCGACCTGGCCGAGTTTCTGGAAATCTACGGCCTGCCGCTGCGCTTGGGCACGTACAACGCCAGCGCCACCAAAGAGGACAAGGCCACGCTGCTGCGCGCCGTAGTGGGCATTGGACACGATGCAGCGGCCATCATCCCGCAGGGCATGATGATCGACTTCAAGACCGCCGCCCAAGGCGACCACAAGACGTTCGACGCCATGATCAGCCTGATGGAGCGCACGATGTCCAAGGCCATCTTGGGCGGCACGCTGACCAGCGGCGAAGGCACACACGGCAGCCAGGCGCTGGGCAATGTCCACAACGAAGTGCGCAAAGACCTGCGCGATGCCGATGCCAAGCAACTGGCCGCCACGCTGACCCGCCAGTTGATTTACCCGATTTTGGCGCTGAACAAGGGGCTGGCTGATCCTCGCCGCTGCCCGCGCCTTGTGTTTGACACCCAGGAGCCGGAGGACATCAAGCTCTACAGCGAGGCCATGCCCAAGTTTGTGGGCATGGGCATGCGCATCAAGCGCGCATGGGCACACGAAAAGCTCAAAATCCCGATGGCCGATGCGGGCGACGAGGTACTGCAGCTGGCTCGCCCAGAAATGACGGTGCCGCCCGAAGACCGCCCGGCGGTCAATACGGGCGCGCCGCCCAGCGCCAGACTCAAGGCCCAACCACCGCTGGCGCCGGTTGCCGGTGCCGGTGAAGGCGACGAGCTGGACGACCTGAGCGCCGAAATGCAGGGCGACTGGCAAGAAGTGCTGGGAGAGACCCTCAAGCCCATCCAGACTGCGCTGGACAGCGCCAGCAGTTTGCAGGAGTTCCGCGATTTGCTGGAGGGCGCGTTGAGCCAGGTTGACCCGGTAAAGTTGGTCGAAATGCTGGCGCGTGGCCAGTTTGCGGCGAGGGCGTGGGGCCAGCTCAACCAGGTCAAGAAGCCAGGCGCGTGATGATGCTCAAAATAAGGGGCGTTTTAAGGCGTTTTTCTGGGACGGGGCTACAGACCCCTAGGATTTTTCCGTGCGAGGCGGCTAAACGGGTCTTAAATGCCTTGGCTTGCGAGTTGATCCGCAAGCTCAGCTGCACCTGCGGCCGGATTGAGGGATCGCTGCATTAAATGGCTAAAAAGTTTGATTTGAAGCCTTTGCTGAAAGCCGTCAACCCGGAAGAAGCCATCAACTTTTTCCGCCAGAAAGGCTTTCGCATCAGCTTCGACTACCGCGATGTCTGGCAGCAGGAGCATCAGGCGGCTTGGACGGTCGCAAAAGCCATGCAGCTGGACCTGCTGACCGAGATCCGGTCCTTTGTCGATGCGGCCATTGCCGATGGCACCACGCTGGCCACATTTCAAAAGGCGCTGATGCCGCGCCTGGTCAAGCGCGGCTGGTGGGGCAAGAAGGAAATGGCCGATCCGCTCACCGGCGAAACCAAGCTGGTGCAGTTGGGCAGCCCAAGGCGGCTGGAAACCATTTATGACACCAACCTGGCCACGGCTTACAGCGAGGGCCAGTGGGAGCGTATCCAGCGCAACCAGGCGCTGTTCCCATTTTTAGAATATGTGCGCAGCGCCTCAATGAACCCGCGCCACACGCACCTGGCCTATGCCGGGCTGGTGCTGCCCGCCGATCATCCGTTCTGGCAAACGCACTATCCGATCAAGGAATGGAAGTGCAAATGCACGGTCATCCAGCACACGGCCCCCATGCTTGAGCGTGAGGGCCTGAAGGTGGGCACCGCGCCGCCCGAGGTGATGCGCGAAATGGTCAACAAGCGCACCGGCGAGATCATGCAGGTGCCGACCGGCGTGGATCCGGCCTTTCACTACCCGCCGGGCGGGCGCCGGGCGCACCTGGAACAGATGCTCCAGGACAAGACCGACGCATTCAAGTCAGAGAAATAAACGTCAATTGACGAATGCAAATTGACAAATTGCGCAATTCGTCAATTTGTTAATTCGGCTATCGGCCCAAAAGACTTTAGTAGTCTCATGGGCGCCGTTGCGGGAGCATTGGCGCCTCATGACGATCAAAGCAAAACCCCGCAAGTCCAATATCGCCGCGCTGACATTCCAGGTCGGCGCAGGCGCGGGCGCTGAAGTCCAGCTGCTGCCCGCTGGCGAATTCAGCCCCATCGACGGGCGGCCTACCCCGTGGGGCACCTGGAAGCTGACCGAGTCCAACGCACCCGTCGTGGTGGCGCTGGCAAACCAGCGCATCAACGAATTCGTCATTGACTACGAACACCAGACTCAGCTTGCGGATACCAATGGCCAGCCCGCCCCCGCCGCTGGATGGTTCAAGACACTGGAGTTCCGCCCCGGAAATGGGCTGTGGGCCATCGACGTGCGCTGGACGGCGCGCGCCAGGCAGTACATCGAAGCTGAAGAATACAAATACATCAGCGCCGTGTTCGATTTTGACGAGAAAACGGGCGTCGTCCTCAAGTTGCTGTGCGCGGCCCTGACGAACAACCCCGGCCTGCACGGCATGGATGCCGTCCAGCTCGCCGCCCTCACCGCACGCTTTTCTATGGCCGACACCGACCCGGCCCGCCTTCAGGTCGATAACCCCCCGGAGAAATTACCAATGAATCCAGTTTTGAAGGCGCTGCTGGCAGCGCTCGGACTGCCCGAAACCGACGCGACGACTGCCGAGCAAGCCGTCGCCGCCGTGGAGGCGCTCAAAGCCAACGCCACGGCGATGTGTAAAGAAAACGCCACGCTCAAAAGCGCGGGCAACCCTGACCCGAGCAAATGGGTCGCGCTGGACAAGTTCACCGAGCTGAGCACCCAGGTCGCCCAGCTCACGGCCAGCCACGGCGAGGGCGAAATCGACAGGCTGCTCACCGATGCTCGCGCCCAAGGCAAATGCTCTGCTGTGGTCGAAAGCGTCTGGCGCGACGTGGGCCGCCAAAACATTGCCCAGCTCAAAGCACTGATCGACAAGACCCCCGGCAACCCGGCGCTGACCGGCCAAAGCCAGACCGATGGCAAAAAGCCTCTCTCGACAGATCCAGCAGCCGCCACTGAACAAGAAGTGGCCATGTGCAAGGTGATGGGCATGACCCTCGAACAGTTCCGCGCTGGCGCGTAAGGAGTCAACACGATGACCGCAATCACAACAGAACGCGACACCCAGCGCCGCCTCGGCAGCATGGCGGCTTACCCCGTGCTGGCCTCGACCAAGGTGTTGGCTGGCACGCTGGTGGTGCTGACCGCCGCCGGTTACGCCCAGGGAGGCGCCGTGGCTACGACTCTCAAAGCCGTGGGCATGGCGCAAGAAACCGCTGACAACACCGCTGGCGCCAGCGGTGACATCAAGGTCACTGTGCGGCGCGACGGCTGGTTTCACTTTTTCAACAGCGCGGCGGGCGACCTGCTCACGATCGCCGACATCAGCGCCAGTTGCTACATCGTGGACAACCAGACCGTCGCCAAGACTGACGGCACTGGCACCCGCAGCGTGGCGGGAAAGGTGCGCGACGTTGACGCCACTGGCGTCTGGATCGAATTCGTCTAACCCCTTCTCAATCCTGGAAAAATCATGATCATCAATCCAAGCAACCTGCTGTTGCTGAAACAGGGCTTCAACGCCTCTTTCAAAAACGCTTTTGGCGCCGTGGCCCCAATGTGGGACAAGCTCGCCATGAAGGTGCCATCGACGACCTCTGAAGAGGTGTACGCCTGGCTGGGCGCCAACACCAAGCTGCGCGAGTGGATTGGCGAGCGCGTTTACCAAAATCTCAAGACGCACGGCTACACGATCAAGAACAAGACCTTCGAGGGCACGGTCGTGGTGCCTCGCGAGGCTTTGGAAGACGACCAGTTCGGCGTTTACACACCCCTGGTGGCCCAGATGGGCCAGGATGCCAAGTCGCACCCAGACGAGCTGCTGTTCGCCCTGATCGCGAGCGGCATCTCGACGCCCTGCTACGACGGCCAGTATTTCTTTGACACGGATCACGCGGTCGGCCTCCAGGGCTCGGAAGTCAGCGTCAGCAACTACACCAGCGCCGGTGGCAACAACCCTTGGTATCTGCTGGACACCAGTAAGGTGCTCAAGCCGTTCATCCTGCAGACGCGTCGCGACTATGCGTTCGTGTCCAAGACTGGCTTGACCGATGAAAACGTGTTCAACAAGAACGAGTTCGTCTTTGGTGTCGATGGCCGGCTCAACGTCGGCTTTAGCCTGTGGCAGCAAGCCTATTGCAGCAAGGCGTCTTTGGACGAGGATGGCTATAGCGCTGCCCGCCAAGCCATGATGAGCTTCAAATCCGATGCTGGCAAGCCGCTGGGCATCATTCCAAACCTGTTGCTTGTTGGCCCAACCAATGAAAAAGCAGCTCTGAAAGTTGTCACAGCCGAGCGTCTGGCCAACGGCGCCGACAACATCTATCGCAACAGCGCAACGGTGGTGACCTGCCCCTGGTTGCCTTGAGCGCCACCCCACTGATCAACTTCTGGAGAACTACCCAATGGCAACCGTTAAAAAAGAACTGGCCGCAGGCCCGGCCGACAAGGGCCTGAAAGTGACATCGCGCCCGCCCAGCTTTCGCCGGGGCGGCTTTGCCTTCAGCGGCGAGGCCAGCATCATCCCGCTGAGCGAGCTGACGAAAGAGCAGGCCGAGTCCATCAAGGCGGACGCCAACTTGGTCTGCCAGCTGGTGGACATCAAGCCGGAAAAAGAAGCAGGCAAGCCGGAAAAAGACGGCGACAAGACCTGAAGCGGGCCTGAAACACCATGACCTACGCCACCGCCACCGACATGCTGACCCGCTTCGGCGCCTCGGAAATTGCCCAGCGCATCGACCGGGGCGTGCCGCGCCTCGTCACGGCCCAGCTCATGCAGGATGCAGCCGCTGGCGCCAGCCTGGCCGCTTACCCGCTTGAGTCAGCCGGGCGCGCCCAGACGGCGCTGGTGGTGCTGCAGCGCGCTTTGCAAGACGCCGATGACACGATCAACGGCTATATCAGCGCCCGCTACACCCTGCCGCTGGCGCCGGTGCCTGCCGTGCTGCAGCGGGTGGCCTGCGAGCTGGCCCGCTTCTATTTGTATGACGACCAGGTGACTGAGCCGATCAAGGACCGGCACGCCGCCAATGTGAAGTGGCTGGGCGAGGTGTCAAGGGGCACCGTCAGCCTGGGCGCCGACGCGGCCAGCGGCGTGCAGCCGGTCAGCAGCGCCGGGGCTGAGCTGGTGACCAGCGCCCCGGTCTGGAAGCGCGAAAACAGCCGGAGCTTTCTGTGAGCGGCGTGATGATTGAGACGCGGGTCGATGGCATTGACCCGCTGGCAAAGGCCTTGTTGCGCATGCACGCGCTGGGCCAGCGCCCCAGCCCGATCTGGGATGCCATTGGCCAGTATGGCGAGAGCAGCACCCGGCTGCGCTTTGCCCGGCAAGTTGGCCCGGACGGCCAGCGCTGGAAACCCAGCAAGCGCGCACTGAAAACGGGCGGGCAGACTTTGCGGCTCAAGGGCCACCTGCTGGGAAGTATCAGCTACCACGCCAGCAACCGGGGCGCTGAGTGGGGCACGAACAAGGTCTATGGCGCCATCCACCAGTTCGGCGGCAAGATCAACAAGCTGGCGTTTTCCTCGACGTTGCGCTTGCGCACCGGCAAGGGCGGCGCGCTGCTGCGGCAAAAAGACCATGCCAACCTGTCGGTGTTCGCCAGGAAGTCGCACAAGCAGGCGGTCGAGCGCCGCTACACCGTGGGCGCGCACGCGATCACCATGCCAGCGCGTCCCTTCCTGGGCGTCAATGCCGAGGATGGCCGCGAAATCCTCAGGCTCGCCGAGGCGGCGGTTGACCTGTCCGCCCGCAACCAGGGAGGAACTCCGTAATGCTCGGACACGCTGAAGACGCCCTGATTGCCCGGCTGAAGGGCCACCGCGACATTGCGCTCCTGGTGCGCACTGTGGGCACCCTGCCCAAGGTGCCCGAGAAAGAGCTGCTGCAGCGCTATTACGCTGATGCGCCTGCTCTCTATATAGTGCCTGGCCGTTTTACGGTCAGGGACAGCCAGGCCACGATGATCTTCACCGTCGCCGGTGTCGTGCGCAATGTGGCTGGACAGGAACAGGCTCGTAAGGGCGACGGCATCGACATCGGCTGCGATCACTTGGTGACGCTGGCCATCCGGGCGCTGCACGGCCAGCGCATTGGCGACTGCGGCTGGTCGGTGACCGGCGGCGAGATGATGGATGACGAGCTTTTTGACGCCGCTGGCATTGCTGCCGTTGAAATCACGCTGGAGAGCACGCCCGTCGAGCTGGATTACGACTACGGCGCGGCCCAGATCGCGCAGCTTCCTGGCGCTGGCGCTGGCGCCGGTGGCGGCGCTGACAGTGAGGTGGGGGACTTCACCCGCTTCCACGCCGACATTGATTTGCCGCCCAATGCGGGCGCGCTGGAGTACGCCAGCTGGCTGGCCGAACCCCCGATTTACACAAACAGCCGCCCCGATGCCGACCTGGACGTGCAATTACCTGGAGCAACTCCCTGATGGACCGCATTTTTATCAAACCCGCAAAGCCCGAACTGAAGGTGCGTAAGCCGGTCAACGGCTATCTGGCCGCCGAGGGCGAAGAGGTCAACGCCGACAGCTACTGGCTGCGCCGCAAGGCCGATGGCGACGTAGTCGAAGCCGCCCGCCCGGCAGACGCTGCCGCGCCGCAAGTCGCCAAGGCAAGCAAACCCAGTATTTAAGGAGCATTTATGCCTGACAACATCACGTTTTCGACAATCCCTATCGACGTTCGCACGCCGGGTCAATACCTCGAAATTGACAATACCAAAGCCGTCACGGGCCTGCTGTCCATGAACCGGCGTATGCTGTTTGTCGGCAACAAGCTTGTCACCGGCACGGCTGCAGCAGCTACCTTGCACCGCATCAACAGCCCTGCCGAAGCGGCCACGCTGTTCGGGCGCGGCTCGGTGTTGCATGAAATGCTGGTGCTGGCGCGCGCCGCCAACACGACCAGCGACATCTGGGCAATGGGCCTGGCCGACGATGCGGGCGGCACGGCGCACACCAAGACCGTCACCGTCACCGGCCCGGCCACGGCTTCGGGCACGCTGGCGCTGTACATCAACGCGCACAAGCTGAGCGTTGGCGTGACTTCGGGCGACACGGCCACCGTGATCGGCGCCGCCATTGCCGCCACCATCAACGCCTGGGCCGATGGCCCGATGACCGCTGCAGCGGTGGCAGGCGTGGTGACGCTGACGGCGCGCCACAAAGGCGCCTTCAGCAGCGACATCGACGCCCGGCTCAACTACTACCCAGACGACCGCGTGCCGGACGGCGTGGCCGTCACGATTGCAGACGCCACGGCGGGCGCCGGAAACCCTGACGTGGCGGCGGCGCTGGCCGCGATCAGCCTGGAGGCGTACTACACCATCGTGACGCCGTACAACGATGCCAGCAATGTGACCAAAATTGAAACCGAGCTGGCTGCGCGCTGGGGCGGCATGGACATGCGCACCGGGCACCTTTTCTGCGGCCTGAAGGGCACGCATTCGGCGCTGACAACTTACGGCTCGGCGCGCAACAGCCCGCACAGCACGGTGCTGGGCCTCAAGAGCGCGCCCTCGCCCACCTACCACTATGTGGCCGTGCTGGCCGCAGTGTGCGAGCTGAGCGGCGCCATCGACCCGGCCCGGCCATTCCAGACGCTGGCGCTGCCCGGCATCCTGCCACCCGCCGAGGCGGATCGCTACACGCGGCCCGAGCGCGACCTGCTGCTGCGCGATGGCATCAGCACCTTCTTGGTCGATCAGGGCGGCAATGTGCTGATTGAGCGCGTGGTGACCACGTACCAGGTCAACGCCTACGGCATCGACGATGTGAGCTACCTGGACCTGGAGACGAAGTGGACGGTGGACTACATCCGCTTTGCGTTCCGGGCGCGCATTGCCCTGCGCTTTCCGCGCCACAAGCTGGCCGACAACGGCACCAGCTTTGCGCCGGGCCAGGCCGTGGCCACGCCGAACGTGATTCGCGGCGAGCTGCTCGACGTGGCGCGCCAGCTGGAGCTGGCTGGCCTCCTCGAAGGGTTTGACCAGTTCAAGGACCAGTTGTTGGTGGTGCGCAGCGATGCCGACCGAAACCGGGTCAACGCCGTGCTGCCGCCGAATGTGGTCAACCAGTTCCGCGTGTTTGCCGCGTCGGTTCAATTCATTCTTTAGGAGTCCAAATGGCACAAGTAGCGGGAAGAGTTTTTATTTCGATCAGTGGCAAGCGGCTGCGCAGCAAAGAAGGCGCCAGCCTGGAAACAGGCGGCATCGAGCGCGAAGCGGTGGTAAGCGACAGCGGCGTGGACGGCTTCATGGAAAAGGAAACCGCGCCCAAGGTGGACTGCAAGGTCAGCTTGACGGATGAAATCAAGCTCAAAGACCTGCAAGCCTTTAAGAATGGCACGCTGGTGTTTGAAACCGACACGGGCCGGGTGTACACGCTGACCGGTGCCTGGTGCGCCAAGCCGCCCAAGCTGGAAAAGGGCGAGGTGACGTTGGAGTTTGGCGCCGTCGAGTGCCTGGAAGGCTGACCGCGCCACGCTCATGACCCAAGCCGCCCACGGGCGGCTTTTCCCACTGAAGCAGGTGCTTCAAAAAACAGCCTTTAAACCCTGGAAAAAACCATGAACGAATCTGGAACCATCACCAAGCAATTGCCCAAGCCCTGGCGCGTGGGCGGTCAGGATGCCGCCGACATCGAAATGCGTGAGCCCACGGTGCGCGACCTGGTCGAGGCCGAGAAAGAAGCCAATCCGGCAATGGGGCCGAACGCTTTTAACGTGGCGCTGGCCTGTCGCACGATGGTGCGCGCTGGCACCTACACCGGCCCGTTTGCGCCGGGCCAGTTCAGCGGCATGGGCTCGCGCTCCTGGTTTGTGGTGCGCGATGCGATGCAGGAAGCTGAAGCGTTGGGGGAAGCCTAGCCGCCCGCGCCGGGCTGCTGCGCATGCAGGTCGCCCTGATTGCGCGGGAGCTGCACTGGAGCCGGGCGGAAATACTGGCCCTGCCGGTGGCCGAATTCAACGCCCACATCGAATTGTTGACACGAGAACCTGAGAAGCCCTGATCATGAGCATGTACACCGTCGGCGTGAGGATTATTGGCTCGGCTGCAGGCCTGATTCGGGCGGCTAGGGATGCGCTGGCGCAGACCCGGCAGCTTGGCAATGGGACGACTCAGGAGTTCAATCGGATGGCGCGGGCGCGCTCGCTACTAGGCGTGCGCTCTGAGCATGAAGTCCAGCGGGAGATTTCGCGCACACAGGCGGCCTACAACCGGATGGCCCGCGCTGGGACGATGAGCCTGAACGAGCAGCGCCGCGCCGCCGCCGCGCTGCGCGGCGAGGTCGAGCGCCTGGGCAACGAGATGGGGCGGCTCAGTGGGCGGCAGCGGGCGATGCGCGGCTTCACGGTGGGGGCGGCTGGCGCTGTGGGCATCGGCGCCGCCGGTTACGCCCTGTCGGGACCGGCGCAGAAGGCGATGAGCTATGACCAGCGCTTGTCGGACATGGCCAACACGGGTTATGCGGAACGCGATGCGAACGGACGGCGCGCCGGCAGACAGGAAATGGAAGCCGAATTGAACAGGGCGCGGGGCTATGGCGGTGGCACCCGTGATCAAAACGCCGAAGCCCTGAACACCATAATTGCCTCGGGGGTGGTGTCCAGAAAGGATGCCTTCAAGATGCTGCCGGGGATCATAAAAGCCAGCACGGCATCGGGCACAGATGCCAACGACCTGGCGATGATCGGCATCCGGGCTACACAGACCTTCGGGATCAAGGCCGAAGAGGTGGATGCCATCTTGAGTGCAGCAATGAAGGGCGGGCAGGCGGGCGGCTTTGAGCTGAAGAACATGGGTAAATGGCTCCCGGAGCAGATGGCGATGGCTAAAAATCTGGGCTTGTCGGGCAAAGAGGGGTTTGCCAAAACCGTAGCCTGGAATCAGGCCTCCGTGATCACGTCAGGCACCAAGGACCAAGGCGGAAACAACTTGCGTGATCTGTTCAACGAGTTGAACACAACACATTTCAAGCGGTATCTGGGTGATCAGCTGCTGGGCGATGGCACTCCCGGCAAAAGGGGCGTGCGCAACAAACGCGCCAAGGACATCGACAACATGTACCTCGACTACCAGAGTCAAGGCGTTGACAAGGTATCGGCCACGATGCTGATGATCGAAAAGGTGTTTGCCAAAGATAAAAATTACCAAAAGCTGCAGGACAAGCTGCGCGCCACCGACAAAAACGACACAGACGGGCGACGAGAGATTACCAACTCTATGATCGCCCAGGTGCAGGGGTCGGCGCTAGGCAAGATTTTCCACAACCAGCAGTCGCTGCTGGCTTTGGTGGGCATTCTGAACAATCAGGAATACGTCAAGGACGTGCTGGACAAAACGCGTTCCCAGTATTACTTACCAGCTGGAAAATCGGAGACGGCGGTTTCATACGACGTGATTTCCGACACGGCTGGCCACAAGATGGAGCAGGCCATAGAAGATGCGGCTATGGCTCAGAAAGCGGCGATGGACAAGCTGACGCCGGTCATTGGCGACGTTGCCAAGGGATTTTCCAGCCTAGCCACCCAGTATCCGCTGCTGACGGGAAACACCATGCTGGCCACCACGGCGCTGGGGGCGCTGTCGGGAGCTGCGGGCCTGGCGACGCTGGCGCTTTTAGCGCAAAACCGTGCGTACCTGCCCAGTCCGGGCACTGTGGCGGGCGGGGTTGGCAAGGCGGGTCTTGTGGGTACTGCAGCCGCAGCCGGGTATGGCGTGGGCACGCTGCTCTATGACAACTTGCTGGAAGGCACGGCCTTTGCGGATGGTATTGGCCGCGCCCAGGCCAAAGTCTTCTCGTTTTTTGGCAACAAGAATGCCGAGGACGCACTGCGCGCAGAGCGCGACGCTGACCGCGCCAATCAACCCAAGACGCTGGAGCAGCGCCTAGGCGGCAAGGGCTCGGCGCTGCCCACGCTGCTGCAGCAAGACCTGAAGGGCGAAATCGTGGTGCGCATCACGGGCGCGCCCGGCCTATCGGTGCAGGCCGAGAGCAAAACCAACAGCCCACGGATTCCGTTTCGCACGGATCTGGGGCAGACCAATACCGGGGCAGGATTCTGATGGCAACCTGGCGCGATGAAATGGGCCAGGTGACGCTGCCCGATGGCCGCAAACTGGTGCTGCCCGATGGCCGCAAACTGGTGGCGGGCACTTTCCGTGGCGTGCCCTTTCGCACGGTGGACGCCGAAATGCGCGTTGGCAGACGCAACGTGGTCAACGAATACCCGCAGCGCGACTTGCCCTACGTTGACGATCTGGGCCGCCGGGCGCGCCGCTTTGTCGTCGAGGCTTACGTCATCGGTGACGGCTACCGTACCGAGCGCGACGCGCTGATCGCGGCGTTCGAGGGTAAGGGTTCGGGCGAGCTGAATCACCCACGCTACGGGCTGCGCAAAGTCTCCGTCGATGGGGACGTGAGCATCAAAGAAACGCCTGACCGGGGCGGGATGGCGCGCATCTCGGTGACGTTTGTCGAAGACACGTCGAACACCTTTCCGGCGGCGGCGCAAGACACGGTGGCCAAGGTGGAGTCCACGACCAATGCGGCGGATGCGGAAATTGAAAAGGCGTTTTCAGACGTTTTTTCGGTGGACGGCATGAGCGTGCTGGCCACTGATGCACTCAAAGGCATGACGGCCAAGGTCAACGGTCTGCTGCAGCTAGCCACGCGGGTGACCAGCGTGGCGGGCCTTGCTACCATCGTGCGCCAGGCCAGCCTGCTCTCGGGCAGCCTGACGGCGCTGATCCGCACACCAGCGGTGCTGGTGCAAAGCCTGCGCAGCATCTATGCCCAACTGGTGCAGGAAGTGGAGCGGCCACTGTCGGCGCTGGCTGAGCTGCAATCTGTATTTTCTGCAAATGCGCGCCCGCTGGGAACGGCCCGCGCCGGTTCGACTCGGGCGCTCGGCCTAGCCAACGATGCCGCCCAGTCGGACCTGCAGCGCCGCCTGGCGCTGACGAATCAGGCACGGCTGCTGGCCGTGGCCTTGACCAGCGCCGATGTGCTTTCGAGCAGCGTCCAGGCGCAGACGCGGGTGCAGACAGTGACTTTTTCCACTTCCGATGTGGTGGCCACAAGCGCCCAGGCCACGGCGCTACGCGATGCCTTGGTCGCACAGATCGACATCGAGCTGGAAGTCAATGACCCGCCTGCGGCCGTGGCCAGGGCGCTGACCAATGTGCGGGCGGCGGTGGTGCGCGACGTGGCGGTGCGCAGCGAGTTCCTACTGCAGCGAGCCAGTTACACGCCGCAAGCCGTGCTGCCTGCGCTGGTGCTGGCCCACCGCATCTATCAGAATGCCTGGCGCGCCGACGAGCTGGCAGCGCGCAACGGCGTGCCGAACCCGGCCTTTATGCCTGTTCGTCCTCTGGAGATACTGCGGTGATGGATGAAAAAATGCATCTTTACACCAGGTGTAAAGGCGGAAACAAGGTGGTGCAATGACGGGATTTGAACTGAACGACTGCACGCTGCTGATCGACGGAAAAGCCTACGGCGGCTGGACAGGGCTGGAAGTGCAGCGCGGCATCGAGCAGATCGCGGGCGGATTTACGCTGCAGCTCACCAGCCGCTACCCCGGCGTGGACGTGCCGATGCAGTTGCGCGAGGGGCTGGCGTGCAAGGTGCTGCTCGGCAATGACCTGGTGATTTCTGGCTACATCGACGAGTACGACACCGACGACACCGACACCAGCTCGACTGTCAAGGTGTCGGGCCGCGACAAAACAGGCGACCTAGTGGACTGCTCGGCCATCTTCAAAACCGGGCAGTGGCGCGGCGTGACGCTGGCGCAGATCGTGGCCGACATCGCCCGCCCGTTTGGCATCACGGTGGCGGTGTCGCCAGGCACAAACACCGGCGAGGTCTTCAAACGCTTTGCGCTCGAAGAAGGCGAGAAAGCTTTTGACGCCATCGACCGGGCTTGCAAGCTGCGCGCCGTGCTGGTGACCAGCACGCCTGACGGCAACCTCTTGATCACCAGCGCCAGCACCGTGAGCAGTGGTGTGCGACTGGTTGAAGGCCTGAATATGAAGAAGTTCAACTCCCGGCACTCGTGGAAAGAACGGCACAGCGAGATCACATTGAAGGGACAGGTGCCCGGCGACGACCATGAAAACGGCGCCGCCGCCGCGCACCTGAAGGCCTCTGGAAAAGACGCGGAAATCAACCGCTACCGCCCGCTGGTGGTGATTGCCGAACACGGCACCAGCAGCAAGTCGATGGCTGACCGGGCCGCTTGGGAAGTGAAAGTGCGTATGGGGCGCGGCAAGCGCGGCGGCTGCACGGTCGTGGGCTGGCGCACGGGCAAGGATGGTCAGGAAGGCCCGCTATGGCAGCCCAACACGCTGGTGCCAGTGACCAGCGCCCGGATGAATGTAGATATGGAGCTGCTGATCGTGAGCTGCAATTACCAGCTCGGTGAGCAGGGGAAATTCACTGACCTGACGTTTGCGCTGCCCGAAGCGTTCGAGCTGGTCGAGGGCATAGGCCGCAGCCGACTCAATGCCAAACTGAACGACAAGACACAAAAAGAAAAGCACAAAAAGACCGGGAAAGGCGATGGCTACACGCCCTACACGCCGTTGTGGTATCGGGACGCGCCATGATGGCGCGCCTGATGGCCCGCGTGCGCGGCATGGTCAGCCGGGCCGTGGTCAACCTGGTCAACGATGGCACCCAGCTACAGGCGCTGCAGGTCACGCTGCTGGCCGAGCAGGTGCCCGATGACGTGGAGCATTTCCAGCACTATGGACTGACCAGCGTGCCACACCCTGGCGCCGAGGGCATTGCGCTGGCCGTGGGCGGCAGCACCGGGCACACGGTGGTGATCAATGTTGATGACCGGCGCTACCGCTTGACGGGCCTGCAGGCTGGCGAAGTAGCCCTGTATGACGAACTGGGCCACAAGATCTACCTGACCCGCAACGGTATCGTGATTGACGGGGCGGGGCATCAGGTCAACCTAGTGAACTTGACGAAGCTGCGCGTCGAGTCGGGCATTGATGCGACGGGCAACATCACCGACAACTGTGACAGCGGCGGCGGGACGCTACAGGCGCTGCGTGCTGCCTACAACGGGCACAAGCACGCAGAGACGGGCATCACGACACAGGTCACTGACACGCCGGTCTAAAGCACTTTAATAGCCCTTTTTGGTGTCTTTTATGACACTGGCGGGCATGGATCTGGCTCTCATCTACAACCCCCAGCTGCAAGCTTTTGACCTGGCGCTATCTGGCTCCGACCTGGCTACGGACGACACGCTGGCCAGTTCCGTTCTGGTATCGCTGATGTGCGACCGGCTGGCCGAGCCCTACGAGGTCCAGCCGGGCCAAGACCGGCGCGGCTGGTGGGCTGATGCCTATGCGGACAACGAGCACAAGACCGGATCGCGCCTGTGGCTGCTGGAGCGCGAAAAGCAGTTGCCGGGCGTGGTGCTGCGCTGCAAGCAGTATTGCGAAGAGGCCTTGCAATGGCTCATCGACGACGGCCTGGCCACGGCCATCACGGTGGCCGTGTTCGTTCCGCGCATGGGCTGGCTGGTAGCGCTGATCGCGTTTGCCATCAACGGCCAGAGCCGCAATTTCCGCTTTGAATTCGACGATGCCCGCCAGGTCTGGCGTCTGGCTGGAGAATCAAATGCCATTTGAGCGCGACACACTCCCCACGCTGATCGACCAGGGCGCGGCGGAATTCGAGACCCGCCTGCCCGGTGTGCTGGCGCGCCTGCGCAACAGCGCCATCGGCGTCATCAACCGGGTGATTGCGGGCGGCCTGAATTCGCTCTACAAATATGCTGAGTATTTGAGCAATCAATGGTGGCCGGACCAGGCTGATGCCGAATTTCTGCCGCTGCACGGTGCGCGCTGGGGTAAGAACCGGCTGCCTGCAGCAGCGGCCACCGGATCGGTGCAATTCGCTGGCGTCAATGGCTCGGCAATCCCGCTGGGCACGGTGCTGCAGCGTGCAGACGCTGTGCAGTACGCGACAACGGCCGATGGCATTGTTGCTGCAGGCGTTGCCGTCATCGAGGTCGAGGCTGTCGAGGCTGGCCAGGCGGGCAATGCCATCACCGGCATAGCGCTCACGCTCACATCACCGATTGCTGGCGTCAACTCTGTGGCCACAGCCCAAACGGCTCTGGCCAGCGGCGCAGACGTTGAAGGCATTGAAGCCTGGCGCGCCCGCATCTTGGCGCGCATTCGCAAGCCGCCCCAGGGCGGAGCCGATTACGACTATGTGAGCTGGGCGCTTGAGGTGCCCGGCGTGACGCGGGCCTGGGTCTATCCTGGCGAGCAAGGCGCTGGCACCGTCGTGGTCCGCTTCGTGCGCGACGACGATTCCGCCATCATTCCAGACGCTGGCGAGGTGGCGGCGGTGCAGGCGGCGATTGATGCGGTGCGGCCGGTGACGGCCACGACCTATGTGCTGGCGCCGATCCCAACTGTGCAGAATTTCAGCATCCAGCTCACGCCCGATACGGTAACAACCAGGGCATCGGTCGAAGCCGAGCTGCAGGCGCTGTACCTGCGCGAGGCCACGCCGGGCGGCACGATGCTGGTCAGCCACCAGCGCGAGGCTATTTCGACATCGGCAGGCGAGACGGACCATGTGCTCGTCGTGCCTGCAGCCAACCAGACCCACACAACTGGCCAGTTCCCCACCCTGGGAGTGATTACGTGGCTGTGACGCTGCAGGCCTGGCGGGCTTCGCTGCAGGCCTTGCTGCCGCCGGGCCGGGCCTTCACGCGTGAGCCGGACAGCGTGCTGTCGAAGGTGATGGATGGCATTGCGGCCATGTACCTTGCCGCCCAGCTCAAATTTGAGACGCTGCTGGAGCAAGCTGATCCGCGCATGGCCATGGGCATGCTGCCCGACTGGGAGCGACTGCTGGGCCTACCAGACGCCTGCCTGCCGCTGGACACACTGAGCACGGTTGAGCGCCAAAGTATTGCGTTCCAGCGGCTCACAGAGCAAGGCGGCCAGTCCCGCGCTTATTACATCCGTCTGGCCGAGCTGTATGGCGAGCCCGGCGTGACGATCACTGAATTCAGTCAGTTCACCTGCCGCAGCGCTTGCACGGATGCACTTTACAGCCCGGACGATCAATTTGTTTGGCGTGTGAACATTCCGCGCCCTGCTGCCAATGTGCGTCCATTCACTAGCCAGAGCACCTGCATGAGCCCGCTGTTTGCGTTCGATGCGTCGCTGGCTGAATGCCCGATTCGTGATCGAAAACCCGCTCACACCACTGTGATTTTTGCTTATGCAGTACCGCTTATCGGGGTCAGCTATGTCGTGGGCGAAAGCCAAGTTTTTTAAGGATTAAAAATGGGTTTGCCAATTATTCAAGGAACTGTCCCGAATGCGGATGATTTCAATCTTTTTCAGTCGAAGTCCCATGATGGGCTTAATGTAGAGGACTACCTAGACGGTATGCGCCCGATGACGGCGCTGATCCAGCTCCAGGAATACCAGGGTTCGGCGCGGATGGTGCGTATGATCGTCAGCGAAAACGTGCTATTTTATAAGCGCGACGACAACGACATCAGTAGTCCAGCCGATGTAAATGGATCAGTCATACTCGATGCGCTGGAGCGGCGCTGGAAGCGGCTGTATGGCGATGTGACAGCTACCATAGCTGAAATTCTGGCAGAAACTGAAACAGTTAAAGATCAAACAATTGCAGTAAAGCTGGAAGCAGAAGCGATGTTGGATGATACTATTAATAAAATTAACATTATGAAGTTTGGCGGACTTGGGGATTTCACGCCTGAAGGCACGATCATCATTGCTTGTGGAGATTCAACGACTGAGCAATTTAATGGAAATAACGGAGGGTCTGAGGCAATAACTATTTTGCGTAATCTAGGCGAAGCTTGGGAAAAACTGGTTGGATTTGTAAATTTTGGAGGAAGTGGGTACACATTATCAGGTTTTGTTAATGGTGCTTTGCAAACCCTACCGATTATACCAACAACTGGTGTTTCTGCAATCAGCAATTGGGATTATTATGGACACAAGCCTGCTGGTGCAATATCTCTAGCCACTGCAATGGCATGGCGAGCTGGCAAGGCTGATCGTGCGCTATGGCGTATTTGCTACGGAATCAATGACCTGATTTTGTACGCCGCAACAGGAAATCTTTCGCTGCAGGCGATTGTTAATTATCTTGCGCCACTGCTGCGCACGGCCATCACTAGCATCATGACTACGTATCCACGCGATAGTATCGTGCTGGAAATTCCCAATCCCATGACGGCTCGTCCATTTATTGCGCCCGGCCCTGGATTTCCAAGCTACACGGCATATCCGACTTTTGGTGCAGATTTGTCGATAGATCAAGCATTGGTTGAAAAGTGGAATCAATCTCTGCGTGCTACTTATATTCTTGTACAAAATGAGTTTTCAAAAACGAAACTTATTGATTCTTGGAAAGAATATTTTGGAAACAGTGATACTACTTTGCCTGCAGTAACTGGGCTGCCATTCTTGACTAACCTTGTACATCCGACAGGAATAGCTGACGCAGCTCGAATTCGTGGATTAGCAAGGGTAACAAATCCAAAACCAACAGCTTCTGAAGGTAGGCGAGTAGAAGCTTCCGCTAGATCAGCCTTGCTTTCTATTAATCCTTGGGATATTTACCCTGCTTATTTTAGAGAAAACCTACGCTACAAACTTGTAGCAGAATGTACGTTATCTGGTGCTGGTTCAAACTATATTGATATTGTTATTCCTTATACTGAGTTTATCCAGCAAGTAAGTGGCCCTATCTATATAACAGTTGCGGATAGGGTTTCACAATATTTCCCTACATACTCCGCTTCAGTCTCGGGAGCAAATACCAGACTTACTGGTGTAGTTCTAAACTCTGCAATGCAGGCATCCGCTGCAAAGCAGAATATACATATTTATCAAGATAATTTGCTGAGTATCGTTGCAAAAGATGTTTATGTAAACTCTGCTGCTATAGTTTCAAAAGAATACATTGACATTTCAACGATCACTGGTGGAGGTACAGGATATATTGACATAAAAATTCCTAACACTGTAGGCAGAGTATCTACAAAATTCCTAACCGGGCTTAAAAATGGTACTTTAGTTATTGGTGGATCTATTGCAAGTACATTGGCGCTATCGACTGCAACTTCGATAGCTAGAACTGGATCAACATCTGGCCGTA